AACTCGGCTTCTTCCATTTCGGGTTTCTCTTGCTCATAGTACATCGGACGGAATGGAAACATCACGATGTCGGCATCTTGTTCAATTGCACCTGATTCCCGAAGGTCACTCAACATCGGTCTCTTGTCTGCTCTCTCTTCACTCTTCCGTGATAACTGTGCAAGTATCATCACCGTGATTTTAAGTTCCTTTGCAAGGAGTTTAAGCGTTCTTGATATCTCTGCAATTTCTTGTTCACGGTTTGTCTTTGTCCCTTTGATTAACTGGATGTAATCAATGACAAGCAAATTCAATCCCTTCGTTGATTTGTGAAGTTTGGCTTTGGCTTTTATTTGTCCGATGCGAGAATCCACGTCATCATCAATGAAGAATTCAATCGTTTGTCTGTTGGCAATGTCACACACCTGAAGGATTTCATTCTCTCTCAATTGTCCGTTGCGAATCTTCCAATTGGCAATGTCCCCAATCAAGGAAATGTATCTCTTTGCAAGTTGCTCATTGGACATCTCAAGTGAAATGAACAATGCCTTCCCTCCAATCTGTGCAAACTCTTTTGTCAAGGTCAAAGCAATTGCCGTCTTTCCCATTCCCGGTCTTCCAGCAACCACAATCAAATCACCTTCGTTGTATCCACCAATGTACTTGTCAAGGAATCTCCATCCGGTTTGTTTGCCCGTTAAGTTACCACCATTTTGAGCATTGAAAACTATTTGATCAACAACCTTGTTGGTCACCTTGACAATACTGGATGGTTCTTTGTGTGTTGAGAATGTTGTGCGTTCAACTACATTTTGAATGTCGGTCACAAGCTCATTCAATTCCTTTGTTACATCCAAAGACAAAACGCCTTCAACAACTTGCTTCTTGATGTAATCGTGTTCAAGTTGCATCAGGTGTGGTTTGATGTCTGTGATGCCGGATGCCTGTTGTTGAAGTTGAATAATCTCAATAACTTGAACTCGGTCAAAGTGTTTGGATAAACTCACATAGTCAATGGCTTCGTTGTTATAGTACATCTCTGTCATAACCTCAACCAATTTGGATGACATTGAATCCGTAAACCAGTTCTTGTTTATTCTTGGTAGGAAGTGTTTTGCGTCATCGTAAAACAACATATTTGATAGGATGATTCTTTCTGTGTTCATAGGGTTGCAATTTTAGGTTTGTTTGTTTTGATTTCCTCGGTTTGAAGATTATTTAATTTCCAAGTTCTCACGGATGCTTTCCAATCTTTCATTTTGTTTTTACCAACCAACCAACCATTTGATTCATAATGAGACATCCATCGTTCCGAGATGTCATTCATTCCAAGTTCTTTCATATAAGTTTTAACATCTTCAATGGTCGGTTTCTTAAACTTACCTTCTTTTTGTTCTTGTTGTTCTTGTTCTTCTTTAATTGGTGTCGTTTGAATTTCGTTTGTGTTTCGTTTGCGTTTCATTGGCGTTTCACTTGCGTTTCGTTCATCTTGGTAACTTGCATAATTACAAACAGTTAGGTGTGTCGTTATGTTATCACTCACCAACACAATCATCCCATCACTTTGTAACAAAGTCAAAAATCTACGAACCTTACTTTTATCCCAATTCCATCTCTTCGCCCAAGTGTCCAATGACATTGTACTTTCTCCTCGTTTGATATTGTAAATCTTGCCTTTGATTACTTGTTTAGCATCGGAAAAGTTTACCGAAAGGAGAATATCATTCCACGCTTCAAACTTGCTAAACACACGATCTTCCGTATATAGCCAATGCTCTTTAATGCTCCGGTGTAATTTAATCCATCCACTCATAAGTAAAAAAATCTTTGCGTTTTGTAACCGTTGTAAATTCTACTGACCTCGGTTGTGTATTTTAAATTATTCACACGACAAGCCTCACTTAATGATTGATACTTATTACCAGTAATTATATCAACAACTGACTTTGAATGATGCAATACACAAGCAGCCGCAATTTTTTTTCTTTTATCATTAAACAAACCTGTGTCATATGCGTGTTGTATATTTTCTTTAATCGTCATCCATTCAAGATTGTCAATGTGATTGTTTAATTTATTCCCATCTTTGTGATTGACTTGTGGTTTGTTGTCGGGGTTTTTAATAAAAGCCGATGCAACTAATTTGTGAATACATTGTAGTTTGACTTTTTGCCCTTTCATTGACAATAAAACAAAGGGGTATCCCCTGCTTGTTAACGCTGGTTTCAAAATTCTTTCCTTGCCAAACTTTAAACTTTTTACTCTCCCGTGATTGGAGATTTGGTACTGGCCATTGCATTCCGCAATGGGTTTCCATTCTTCTTGTTGTATTTTCATTTTTGCTGCGAATAAAAAAAGCCCATTAGAATGACAGTGGTCGCAGCACCTATCATCCCAACGGGCAAAAATCTTGAAAGTTTACGAGAGCTGCGAAATCTCAACTTCTATACAAATATAGCGAATTAATTTGATTGTTCCAATACTTGTTCTTGATAGATTTTTTTTGCATTGGCAAACCCGGCATTGTATGCGAGTTGTTGTTCCATCTTCTCGAGTTGTTTGAAATTGAAGATCAGGTGTGGACTTATATCCAAATCCGGATATTCTGTGCGTAGGTGTTCAACCAAGCGGTCTATTGGTGTCTTCATTGTCGGTCTATAAATTCTGCGTAATCTCGTGCATCTTTTTCGCATTCAAATGTGGCGAGTAATTCTCCAGCGAAGTATACTCGCCACTTGCAAATGGAATTAATTGTTGCTTTCACTACCCTTGCTTTTAACATTTTTTAAATCTGTAAATTGGTTCTTGAAAGTTTGCAATTTGTCTTCCAGTTCTGCAATCCGTTTCTCGCTGATCATCTTCGCTTGGTTCAAATCATCTTTGCCTTGCTGGATGGTTGACCGAATGGTTAAGATTTCAGTTTCCAAATCCCAAATGTTGCGATTCTTTTTGTTAATTGATTCTTGCAATTCCTCTGCGTTTCTCTCAACTTGCCACAACCGGTAAGCGAGAAGGACAGTTACACCGCCCAAGATTAAATAAGTTATCATTTTGCTTTTCCTTTATAGAATTTGTGATTGAAGATGGTTTGACTGAATTGGTCAAACTCTGGCTTGTACTCGTCCCTTTCAAACTGGTATGGTTTTGCTTCAGGAAGTTCTTTGTTCATTGCTTTCTTAATGCAATGTAGACCGTAACCCACCGCAAAAACGATGGGTGTTAAAACGATTGGGTAGATTATGTCAAGTGTCATAGTTTAGTTGTTATATGTAAATTCAGTGTAGCCACCTTTAACAAACCATTGAGCTTGTTTTTTAGTATCAAACCCAATGGCAATTTCTTGGTCATCATTTAACCAAACAATTCCCCACCAATTGCAAGTCTCAAATGATGTGCGATCTCTGTTGTCAATTACTTCGTGTTTCATAGTGATTCAAACTAACAACCTTTCTTTCACTTATGCAAATTTATTTTACTATTGGCTTTGTGAATGAACGATTTATTTTGTGATTGACAAAAAGAGTTCCCCAGCATAGGTCAATTTTTCATCAATGATTTCTTGGATGTCCTCTTCCAAAGTGATGAGAGTGGTTGTGAGCTTCTTGCCGATGGGCATTCGGGGATCATAACTGACAAACAAACCTTCTTTCAATCCGGTTGCAATCATTCCCATTTGCATCTGCCAAAAGTATTCCGTGCGTTTTGACTTTAGTTGCTCGTTGTTTTGAATGAAGAAGTTTTGAAGGTGGTTGCCTGAATTGAACGGACATTTGATTTCTACCAATTGGTGACCAAGTGCATCAGGTGAATACCCACCCCATTCGCCATAAGTGATGAAGGTGTATGTCTCTGCACCGTAGTATGTGAAGAACTCATCGGTTTGTTGTGAGAAATAGTGGAAGGCTTCCTTCTCGTGTTCCTTGCCCCAATCCAAAGCACGACCATAGATTTCGGATTTCGCACCGGTTAGGTATTCCGCTGCCTTCTCAAAAACAAATGATTTTGCAGTTTCCGACAAGAACTCCGATTTGTTTTTCGGAGTTCCCATCAGTTTGTGGATTTCGGAAGCGGTGAAGCGTGAACTTCTCAACCTCTGCCAATCTTCTTCGTTCAAAGAAGTGTGAATAACTGGATGTGTGTTATTCATTTCTCTCCGATTAAAAGTTTCATATTGACCGGAGATACCTCAAACTTGCTTGTGATGTCGGTCATTAGTCCACCTGTCTTGAGATGCTCAACTGCTTTTGCCCAAGATGGATGCTTTGGCGTGAGTTCATCTTTCTTTGGAATCTGTCTTCCCATTGCTTTCTCACCATCATCATCATCATCAATGTTCAAGTTTAGGATTGAACCAAGTGCATACCTCCGTGCGTAGGTCATTGCACTTCCCATTGCTTGTGGATCGTTCTGTTTCGCAACTGGCATCACATAGGATGATTCCATCCACTCGCCCGAATCAGCGTGAAGGATGATGGTTGTGAGTGCGTTCTCATCAGGAAATTGACTGATTGCCAAACCACATTCACTCAATGGCTTTTGGATGGTGTCCAGTATGTTTGCCAAACTTGCATACTTGGATTTGAAGAAAGGATTGTTGGCTTCCTTTGCTACCTTGCTCACCGATGCTTGGAATTTTACCAACGCACCAGCAATGTTCTTAATTGATTCGCTTTTATTCATAGGAAATT